AAGCTATTGACAAGATCGTTTCACTCAATCTTTCTGGAACTTTTAGGAAAGTTAGTATTGAGGTTTAATAAAAATTTTCACAACCCAATGCCAATTCAAGTACACTATGTGTTGTGCTTGAATAATTTTTCTGAATTTTTATAAAAAAGTTCTAACTTTTGTATCAGAATTGAATGAATAAACACCGGAGGTCATTCGATTCTGATACCGGGGGAGGGGGTTCACGGAAAACACCCCCCTCCTTCATCGCGCCGGTCTTCAAAAATTCTCCGGGGGATATTTTTAGGTAACTTTTTCAGGGGTGTTCTGCCAGTGATATTTGTTTGACCTGTTTTTGGCTCCTTTCGATGGTGTGGAAACAACTGTGAAACTGCCCTACACCCTTGACAAAGTTACCTAAAACTATTGGATTATATTTAGAAAGGAGATGGGAGTCTGTGGGAAGACGCAAAGAACCTACTAAAACTTCTAAGACTAAGAAGCCACGTCCAGCACTCACTCCTGAAGGCCGAGAAGAACAGCTCATAAACCTTGCGTATAACCTGGTAGAACAGCGGCTACTCGATGGTACCGCCACTTCACAGGAGACTACGCATTTTTTAAAGCTCGGATCAGTTCGTGGTCGTCTAGAAATGGAAAAGTTGAGGCGAGAGAATGAAGTCCTCACTGCAAAGAAGGAGGATTACGACAGATCCAAGCACAATGAAGAGTTATATTCTGAGGCATTAAAAGCTATGCGTACTTACAGCGGGGCTGAAATCGATGAGTAAGTCATATTTATCCTACAAGGAACTCAGTCGCCTGGATTCTTTCAAAGAGCGCTTCGAATACCTTAAGCAAGGGGCAATCATAGGCGATGAAACATTTGGGTTCGATCGATATTTGAATCAGGGGTTCTATAAGTCCAGAGAATGGCAGCAATTTCGCAAGAAGATCATAGTTCGAGACGAAGGTTGCGATCTTGGAATCAAAGACCGACAGATCAGCGGTAGAATCATCATTCATCACATCAACCCGATAAGCGTAGCTGATATTTCAGAAGGAGCCGATGCTCTGTTGGATCCAAATAATGTGATTTGCGTTAGTCACGATACTCACAATGCAATACATTATGGTGATGCATCATTGCTGACGCCATCAGAACCAACAGAAAGAAAACCTGGAGACACTAAATTATGGTGAGGTGTTAATATGTCACTTTCAAACACGGCAACTCCGATTTACTATGGGAAATTCCGCGATGCCGTGCTTCGAGGCGACATCGTTGTAAACCAGTACATCTCAATGGAGATGAATAGGATCGATGATTTGATCCGAAACCCAGGAGTTTATTATGATGACCACGCAATAGATGGTTTTATTGCCTTTTGTGAAACCGAGTTAACATTAACAGATGGTTCGGATCTGAACCTACTGGATTCGTTCAAGCTTTGGGCAGAACAACTGCTTGCGTGGTTTTACTTTGTAGAAAGAAGCGTCTACGAGCCGAACCCCGATGGACATGGGGGACGTTACGTTACAAAACGTATCAAACAAAGGCTTATCAATAAGCAGTATCTAATTGTTGCAAGAGGTGCTGCCAAATCTATGTACCTGTCCTGTATACAGAATTACTTTCTTAACATAGACACATCTACAACAGACCAGATAACTACAGCACCAACAATGAGACAGGCCGATGAGGTTATGTCGCCAATAAGAACTTCGATCACAAGGGCTAGAGGTCCTTTGTTTAAGTTCTTGACGGAAGGATCGTTGCAGAATACAACCGGATCAAAAGCGAACCGCCAGAAGTTGGCCTCTACTAAAGAAGGTATAGTTAACTTCTTAACTGGTTCAAAGATCGAGATCAGACCTATGACTGTCGACAAGCTTCAGGGTTTGCGATGCAAAGTTGCAACGGTGGATGAATGGCTGTCTGGCGATATTCGTGAAGACCCTATTGGTGCTATAGAGCAGGGCGCTTCTAAAAACAAAGACTACGTGATTGTTGCAGTGTCGTCAGAGGGTACGGTTCGTAACGGAAGCGGAGACACCATCAAGATGGAATTGATGGATATTTTAAAAGGGAAGTATAACGCTCCACACACTTCAATATGGTACTACAGACTGGATGATGTTAGCGAAGTTGCTAATCCAGAGATGTGGATAAAAGCCAATCCTAACCTTGGTAAGACTGTTTCTTATGAGACTTACCAATTGGATGTAGAAAGAGCTGAGAATGCTCCTGCGACTCGTAATGATATTTTGGCAAAGAGGTTTGGGATTCCTATGGAGGGATACACATACTTCTTTACTTACGAAGAGACGCTACCCCAGAAGCGAAAAAGAAGTTTCTGGTCAATGCCTTGTGCTCTAGGCGCAGACCTCTCACAGGGCGATGACTTTTGTGCATTTACATTTATGTTCCCGTTGGGGGACGGAACTTTCGGTATTAAAACTCGAAGCTATATCTCGTCAAGAACATTGATGCAACTCCCGGCTGCTATGAGACGGAAGTATGATGAATTTATCAAAGAAGGAAGTTTGATGGTTCTTGAAGGTACTGTTTTAGAGATGACCGAAGTGTATGAGGATCTTGATAGACACATAATAGATTGTGAGTATGACGTTAGGGCCTTCGGGTATGACCCGTATAATGCACAGGAGTTTGTAGACCGATGGGCTGCAGAGAATGGTCCATTCGGAATAGAGAAAGTTCGTCAGGGCGTTAAGACAGAATCGGTGCCATTGGGCGAACTTAAAAAGATGGCAACAGATAGAATGCTGTTGTTCGATGAAGAACTTATGTCATTTACAATGGGTAATTGTATAACTCTTGAAGACACGAATGGTAATAGAAAGTTATGGAAGAAGCGGAGAGAACAGAAGATAGATAATGTCGCCGCTATGATGGATGCTTACGTTGCTTATAAACTTAATAAAGAGGCATTTGAATAATGTATATTTTCTATAACCAAAATCCGTCTGGAAAGATGGTTGGAGATTGTGTAATTCGAGGTTAAGTGTTATGGCGCAGTCTTTTAGACAGTTGCTTGGTAAATAGTTAAAACCCTGGCCAGGTTTAAATAAGTTATAGTTAATGCGTACATTTTTACGAAAGGATTTAATAATTCAGAGATGGCATTAAGTGAAAATGGAAATGGACTTGTTATGCCGGTAGGTCCTATGTATGGTAACGGTTCAAACGGCAGTTTTGGTTGGAATGACGGATAAGGAGTAAAAGAATGGATAGTATTCTTACATCTATAAAGAAGCTACTTGGAATAATGGATTCTTATACGCAGTTTGACCAGGACATAATAATGCATATTAATTCGGCGATTAATGTTTTGTCTCAGATCGGGTTAAGTTCAGCTGACGGTTTCTACATTTCAGATGAATCTTCTACCTGGTCGGATTTGATTGACGATGGCGATGATTTGGATCTTGTTAAAACCTATATCTATCTTAAAGTTAGAATGGCTTTTGACCCTCCAACCGGAGCCGTTGCCGATTCGTTTAAAGAGATGATTAAAGAGCATGAATGGCGAATAATGGTTAAGGAGGATCGCGTATGAGTGAATTATATCTGATACATTTCAATCATAATCACGATCCTAAGACGGGTAGATTTGCTAGAGCGTTTGGTTCGTTTATTTCTAGTGGGAAACTTTCCGAAGCAGAAAAAGAAGACCAAAAGACAGCGGCAGAGCTAGCTGGGTATAACAAGACAATGGCGGCGTACAATGAGAACGTCCGATTTAATAATGTAAATAGGGCTGACAAGTCATTTGGCGAAATATCCAAACATACCAGTGACGCCACCAGAGAGCTTTCCAAATTAATAAGCAAGCCGAAACCTAGAAACATGCGTAAACTGCGAAAACAGATGGCGTCAATGGATAACGAAACGCTTGATGCAACCATAAAACGTTTAAAGCTTGAAGATCAGTATATGAACCTTGTTGGTAAACCAACCACTTCTAGAGGAAGGCAGGCTTTAGGAAACGCAGTTTCTAATATTGGAACGCTAACAAAAGTCGGAGCATCGGCGGCAAGCACAGCGTTCGCTGTTTATAAATTTACCCATTGGTATTTCTAAGGAGGTTTTTACATGCCCAATTTTGGCGATAGGTTGAAACATGCCTGGAACGCCTTTGTTGCAAACCAGCCCAATACTTGGGATTATGGCGGCGGAACCTCTTATAGGCCAGACAGGATGCGTTTCACAGGCGGCAATGAACGGTCAATAGTTACTGCCGTTTACAACAGGATCGCAATAGACGTCGCGGCAATAAACATTAAACATGTAAAACTAGACGAGAATGAGAGATTGCGAGAAGTAATGGACTCGAAACTTAACTCGGCTCTCACTCTTGAAGCTAATCTCGATCAGACCGGGAGAGCTTTTATACAGGACGTTGTCATGTCTCTTCTGGATGAAGGGTGCGTGGCAGTAGTTCCTACAGACACAACAATTTCGCCTAAAATCAGTGGCGGGTACGACATCATTTCAATGCGTACCGGTAAGATCAAACAATGGTATCCATCTGATGTAAAGGTAGAAGTCTATAACGAGCGAACCGGTAAACGTGAAGAGATAATCGTGCCTAAGAAGTCTACTGCTATTATAGAGAATCCATTATACGCTGTTATGAATGAGCCAAACTCTACATTGCAGCGTCTGATAAGAAAGTTAAACCTGCTTGACTACATCGATGATCAAAGCGGGTCCGGGAAGTTGGATCTTATTATTCAGCTTCCTTATGTTATTAAGTCGCAAACCAGAAGAGATCAAGCAGAGAAGCGTCGTAAAGAAATTGAGATGCAGCTCGCGGAATCCAAGTATGGTATTGCATACACTGATGGAACTGAGCGAGTTACTCAGCTGAACCGTGCGGTAGAAAACAAATTGCTAAGTCAAATCGAGTATCTAACGAGTATGCTATATGGCCAGTTAGGAATGACCGAGGAGATTTTCAAAGGAACTGCCGACGCTCAGACAATGCTCAATTACCACAATAGAACTGTTGAACCGATCATCTCGGCTATAGCCGATGAGATGAAGAGGAAGTTTCTTACGCCGACCGGACGAACTCAGGGCCAGTCGATCGCATTCTTTAGAGATCCGTTTAAGCTTACGCCAGTTGAGTCTGTTGCTGAGATTGCGGATAAGTTTACAAGGAACGAGATCATGACTGCTAATGAATTCCGTCAAGTTGTTGGTCTTATACCTTCTGATGACCCTAAGGCGGATGAGTTGCGTAACAGCAATATGCCAGCTCAGGATGAGCCGCAGGAGGCTTTGCCAGCGCCAGATGAAAAAAGTTCCGGCGTAAACATCGATGATTGGTTTAATGAGTAAAGAAAGGAAAATTTCAAAATGAGGAGCGGTTATGATTTTGGTGGTTATGCCACTAGAAACGATCTGAAATGCTCTGACGGAAGAACTATTAGAAAGGATGCATTTGCCGATAACGACGGCCAGACAGTGCCTCTCGTTTGGCAGCATATGCACAATGATGTAGAGAATGTACTCGGCCATGCCCTTCTTGAAAACAGAGAAGACGGTGTTTACTGCTGGGGTAAATTCAACGAGAGTCCTAAAGGCAGGATGGCGAAAGATTCTGTCCGTAATGGAGACATCAAGTCACTTTCTATTTACGCTAACCAGCTTAAGGAGACCGGTGGCAATGTTCTTCATGGAGCCATTAGAGAAGTTAGCCTTGTTCTTGCCGGGGCAAACCCTGGTGCATTTATAGATTTCCCATTTCTTGAGCATGGGGACGATTCCGACGTAAATGAAGCCTTCATCTACATGGATCAGCCACTTGAACTGATGCATGCAGATAAAAAGGAGGAAGAAGAGGAAAAGAAACCTGAAGAGAAGAAGGAAGAAAAGGAGGAACCTAAGAAAGTGGCTGACGACGCAAAGAAGACTACTGAAACTAAAGAGGGCGAAGGCAAGACTGTAGCTGACGTTCTTGACACACTGACTGATGAACAGAAAGAAGCTGTTTATTATGTTGTTGGAAAGGCCGTAGAAGAGGCCGAAGGAAAAGGCGGTTCAACTGAAAAGGAAGAAGTTGAACACGACGATATGGAGGGTACTGATTTTATGAAACATAATGTATTTGACCAGGGCACAGTTCCTGAAGATACACTCTCTCACGCTGAGATCAAGACGATCATCGACGACGGTAAGAAGTACGGAAGCCTGAAGGAGAGTTTCCTGGCTCATAAGGCAGAGTACGGAATCGACAATATTGAGTGGCTGTTCCCAGAAGACAGAATGCTCAACACCCCGCCTGAATTCATCAAGAGAAAGCCTGATGATTGGGTAAACGTTGTAATGAGCGGAGTTCACCACTCACCGTTCAGCAGAATCAAGATGATGTTCGCTGATCTGAGAGAAGATGACGCCAGAGCTAAGGGTTACGCTAAGAAGGGTAAGCTTAAGAAGGAAGAAGTATTCGGCCTGCTCAAGAGAAGCATCAACCCTACGACTATTTATAAGAAGCAGAAGCTCGACAGAGATGACATCATCGACATCACAGACTTTGATGTGGTTTCATGGCTGAAGGGCGAAATGAGAATGATGCTGGACGAGGAACTGGCTAGAGCATTCATCTTTGGTGATGGTAGATCAACTCTGTCCGAAGATAAGATTTCAGAATCAAACATCATTCCGGTTGTTAAAGAGGAAGCTCTTTATAAGATGGAGACTGAGCTGACTGGTAATTTCGATCCAGAAGCATTTATCGATGCTTGTGTTAGGGCTCAGAACAACTACGAGGGTTCCGGCAACATCACTATGTTCATCGGCAACTCAAGAGTAACTGATCTGCTTCTGATCAAGGATGCTGATAAGCACAGAATGTATAAGGATCTTGGAGAGGTTGCTCTGGCATGCGCAGTTAACAGGATCGTCAAGGTTCCGGACACGATCGTTCCTGAAGGTGTATACGCCGTAATGCTTGACCTGAATGACTACAACGTAGGTGCAGATAAGGGCGGAGCAGTAAGCATGTTTGACGACTTCGATATCGACTACAACCAGCAGAAGTATCTGATCGAGACTAGATGCTCAGGTTGTCTGACTAAGCCGTTCTCAGCAATCGTTATTAAGAAGGGAGAGTAGTTATGTCCAAAATCTACCAGGATGCTAAAGATAAGTATGTCGCAGTTACAATTCTTACAGTTGCTGAAGCTTCAGCTCTCACTGCTGAAGAGCTCGCAGACGCGTTTCACAAGGGCTGCGTGATCGATGTTGACGACGTTGAGTATACTCCTGTTTCTGCCGCTATGGAAGAAGATGGATCCGTATCTCTCACTTATCTCGTTGGCACTACAGCCACAAAAGTATACTCAAAGGAGCACTCTGCGTAATTCAAAATGAGGAGTAAAACATGGCTAAATTTTACGGAGCAATAGGGTTTACTCACACCGTAGAGGACCCAGACAATCCTGGCGTATGGTATGACGATGTTGTCACCCGTAGATACTATGGCGACATTACAGCCGATTACCGTAAACGCCAAAATGGAACCGGCACTAATGACGATATCAACCTTTCAAACATGGTTAGTATCGTTGCCGACCCTGAAGCCCTTAATAGTTGCTCCAACATTGTTTACGCCGAAATCAACGGAACCAAATGGAAGGTAACTAATGTGGAAGTTAGGTTCCCGAGATTAATATTGTCCGTTGGAGGTGTTTATAATGAGCAGGAGAATTGAGCTTCAGGCTAAACTCGAGGCTGCTCTGGGCAGTCGTGAAGTTTATTACAACCCTCCAGAGACAGTAAAGATGAGCTATCCGGCTATTGTTTATTCGAGAGGCGAAACCGATCATGTATTCGCTAATGATAGTAAGTATCTGAATAAACATGCTTATAACGTTATCGTTATTTCCAAAAAGCCGGATAGTCCAGTTGCAGAAGAAATATTAGATTGGCCACTTACCAGACATATAAGGACTTATGTGGCTGATAACTTGTATCATGACGTTTTAAACGTTTACTATGATTAAAGGAGAAATGACAATATGGCAAAATTAGTATGGGATGCTGATGGCGAACGCCTTTATGAAACTGGTGTGAAAAACTGTGCGCTTTATGTTGCAGAAAGTTCTGGTTATGGTACGGGTGTTGCCTGGAATGGTATTACGGGTGTCACAGAGTCTCCTTCAGGGGCAGAGGAAACAGCCCTCTATGCTAACGACAATAAATACCTGTCACTCAGATCTGCTGAGGAATTTGGTGGAACTATCGAAGCATACACTTATCCTGATAAGTGGATGGAATGCGATGGGTCAGCAAAAATTAATGGCATGGTTATTGGCCAGCAGGGAAGAAAGACCTTTGCTCTGGCTTACATCACGACTGTCGGTAATGACACCCTCGGTAATGACTACAGCGAAAAGCTTCACATCGTATATGGAGCAACTGCTTCACCTTCAGAAAGAGCTTATGCTACAATCAATGACTCCCCAGAAGCGATCACTTTCTCATGGGAGTTCTCAACAGTTCCTGTCGAAGTTGACATTAAGGACGCAAGTGGAAATCAGCTGAAGAAGACTTCAGTCATCACTATTGACAAATCCGATTTCGCCGAGGCTGGCGCAAAGGCTAAGTATGATAAACTTAAAGCAAATCTGTTTGGGCAGGACGCTAAGGAGGCGTCCGATGGTCAGGAGGCTAAGGAAGACATCGAACCTACGCTGCTTATGCCTAAGCAGATCTACGATATTCTGACAGCATAGTTATGGGCGCCTAGTGCGCCCTCTTTTTTTAATTGAAAGGAGACGGAAGAATGTTAAAGAAAACTATCGAGTACACAGACTACAACGGAGAGAAGAGAAAAGAGGATTTCTATTTCAACCTTACCAAAGCCGAGATCATGGAGATGGAACTCGGCAAGCAGGGAGGTATGACCGGGTACATTGAAAAGATCACGAATACTCAGAATGGCCCAGAGATAGTAGCGCTCTTCAAGGAACTCATTCTCAAGGCATATGGCGAGAAAGATCCTGAAGGTAAGAGGTTTATCAAGAATGATTCTATTAGAGAAGCATTCTCGCAGACTGAAGCCTATTCAGAACTGTTCATGGAACTGGCAACAGATGCCGATAAGGCCGGGGAATTCATCAATGGGATAGTTCCTCAGGATGTTCAGGAACAGGTTTCAAATCTTACCCCTGCCCAGATTGCCGCGAGAGAAGCTATAGCTAATAAGTAGTCGGAGGTAGCATCCATGCTTGAAGTGATTGTACCTAGTAGAGAGTTGTACGATGAGATGCAGAACATCTTCATTACGACTAAAGAGTGCAAACTGCACTTAGAACATTCTTTGGTCTCACTTTCAAAATGGGAAGCAAAATGGCATAAACCTTTTATTACTGGCGAAAACAAAACACGGGAAGAGACCGTAGACTATATAAGGTGTATGACAATAACACAGAATGTCAACCCGGAAGTTTACACATATCTTCCTAATTCGGTTATAGAGGAAGTTTGCGAATACATCGAGGACCCTATGACTGCGACCACCATTACAGAGCGCAAGAAGCCAGGTGGTCGTAGTGAGGTTCTGACGGCAGAAGTCATCTATTATTGGATGATAGCATTGGGCATACCGTTTGAGTGTCAGAAGTGGCATTTAAACCGCTTGTTGACTTTGATCAAAGTCTGCAATATCAAACAGGAGAAGGAGCAGAAGATGAGTAAGCGTGATGTCATGAACCAGAACGCTGCTCTTAATGCTGCCAGGAGAAAAAGGTTGAAATCGAGAGGATGACCCATGATAGAAATTAAACAGAAAGGCGACTTTAAGAAGTTTTTCTCATATATGGAAAAGCTTAGAGAAATCGTCAAACTTGGTATCCTTGATAAATACGGGCGTCTTGGCGTAGCAGCCTTGGCGTCCGCTACTCCTGTTGACTCCGGAGAAACAGCTGCGTCATGGGATTATGAGATCGAACATACAGCTGAAGGAGTCAAGTTACATTTTATTAATACTAACATAAACAAAGGTGTAAACATCGCCGTGATTCTGCAATATGGACACGGCACAAGAAACGGCGGCTGGGTACAAGGTAGGAATTACATACCTTCATCTATTATGCCGGTGTTCGATAAAATTTTGAATGATGCTTGGGAGGAGGTTAAGAACTTATGAGTTCAATGGTTGACGAACGTGTTGTTTCGATGTCGTTTGACAATTCGAAGTTCGATAAGAACGTTCAACAGAGTGTTGACAGTATAAACAACCTCAAATCAAGTTTAAACTTCGACGAATCTAAAACAAGTTTTAAAAATTTGTCCAAATCGGCAAATAGTATAGATTTGTCGGGAATAGAAAAGAGCCTGACGAGGCTTAATCGTAGATTTTCAGCGTTTGGCGTTGCGGGTATGACGGTTATAAGTAACCTTACAACTCACGCAATGGGTATGGCCAAGAAGTCGATGAACTGGCTTACCCAGGGAGTCATTCAAGGCGGTATAAACAGAGCTAAGAACATTCAGCAAGCTAAATTCCAGCTTAAGGGTTTGGGCGTTGAATGGGAAAAAATCTCTGACGATATTGACTATGCTGTAAGTGGGACCGCTTATGGTATGGACTCTGCCGCTAAGGCCGCATCGCAGCTGGTAGCTTCAAATGTTGAGCTTGGCGACAGTATGAAGACAGCGCTTAGAGGTATCTCAGGTCTTGCTGCCATGACGAACTCGTCATATGACGACATGGCTCGTATATTTACGACAGTTGCTGGTAATGGTCGTCTGATGGGGGATCAGCTTAACCAGATTTCAGCCAGAGGTATCAACGCGGCGGCGACCCTTGGTAAATATTTAGGGAAATCTGAAAAAGAAATCCGAGACATGGTTTCTCGCGGTAAGATCGATTTCGACACTTTTGCTAAGGCCATGGATAGCGCCTTTGGCGAACACGCCAAGGAGGCTAACATTACATTCCAGGGTTCGATGTCTAACGTCAGAGCAGCGTTGGGCAGAATCGGCGAACTGTTTGTAACTCCGTTGATAGAAGATAATGGTCCTATCGTTAAGTTTTTTAACACATTAAGACTTGTAATCGACAACATCAAGAAAGCGTCAGCGGAAGTAAGCGGAACTTTTTTACGCCCAGTCATAAAGTCCATCAACAAAGCCACTCAGTGGATGAGAAATCTGTATCATGTTACCGGTAACACGTTTGAGCGATATGGGAACATAATACGTGATGCTGGTGGGTCAGTTGACAAGTTTGAAAAAGGTGTTTCTAAAGCGTTAAAGAAACAAGGTGTTGATGTTGACGCATTAGTAAAAAAGTATGGCAGTTTACAAACTGGTTTAAATAATTTAGATAATAAAACCCGTTGGGAAGCTATTGGTAGAACGTTCTTGAAAATGAATGGGGCGTTTGGCTATGAGAACACCGACTCTGCCGACGCCAGGCTTGAAGATTTTATGACCGCCTATAAAAAAGCGGCGGATGAAAAAGGAAAAATCGACAAGTCTGGAATTAAAGAGCTGAAAAAGCAGGGGTATGAATACGACGAGTTAAAGGGCGTAGTAGATAAATATTTTAAATATTATAAAGAAGAGACTAATGATTCCTTTGACGTGTTACAGCGTTTAACTAAGGAAGAACTTAAATCTCTCGGGTTGAATAAGGAAGCTGTCCAGACAACGCGGCATATGCAACAATCCGCTAAAATGGCGGGCATGGATTTACGTACATATTACGAAAATCTAATCAACATAGAAGAGCATGGGTCTGGCGGCGTCTTAATCTTAAAAACCATTAAGAACCTTATAACCGCGATCCTTAGGCCTTTAAGCGCCCTCGGCAAAGCGTTTATGAACGTCTTTGGGATAAAGAACAACGAGGTGGCGATCTATAACCTCATATATTCCATAGAGCAGTTCAGTGAAAAACTCATTATGTCTGATGAGACAGTCGAGATGCTCACTAAGACATTCGAGTTGTTCTTCACAATAATCAAGTGGGGAGCTAAACTCCTCGGCGGGGCATTATTCGTCGCTTTGAAAGTCGTAGGCAAGGTTTTATCTTCAGCAGGAACTGGCCTTCTTGAGATAACATCAGATATAGACGGCGTCAAGAAGCGTGTTGAGGAATTGGTCGGCCCTATAATCTCGAAGGCCGTGAAGAAATTCAAAGAGTTTATTGAGCTTATTAAGCCTCTTGGCAGTGTTCTTTTGAAATTACTGGATCCTTTTAAAAGGATAAAGTCAGTAATAAACGCGTACCTTATAGATAATGGTCTGCTTAATGCGATGCTCCAGTGGGGCGGAATAATTATAAGGAACTACACGAAGCGAATAAGAGAATGGTTTGAATCGTTCAAGAAAACAGAAGGGTTCAACGATTTTATATTTAGATTGAAGTTCCTTAGGGCATTGTTCAATAAGTTATTTGGGGAAGGTCCTGAAAGGATCAAAAAGTTTTTGAAAACCGTCAAGGAACTTGACAATGCTAACATATTTGACGTTATAGCGCTTAAAAAAGCATTTAAGGAAGATATATTAGACTATTTCTTTGACGCTAAAAAGTGGAAGGCTTTAGCCTCATTCTCTGGGGATATAGTTAAAAAACTATTTGAAAACGTCAGAGATAAGATAACAAAGATCGATTACAAAGCTCTAGGAAAAGGTATTATCGACGGTTTAACTAAGATTGTTTCTGGACTCGGCGATAAACTTAAGGGCGTTGATCCTTCTACATGGCAGAAAATCGGAGTTAGGATTCTTGATGGCTTAAAGGAGGGAATGAAGAGCAGTTCTAGTGCCCTGTTTAAAGCCATGGCGGATGTCGGTGAGCAAATGCTTGCCGTGATAAAAAACATCTTAGGAATCCATTCACCTTCGACTAAAGCTATCGAGATAGGTAAGAATGTAATCGATGGCTTTATTATCGGCCTCAAAGGTGGACTCAGCACGATAATAAAAACGATAAAGGGTATGTTTGGTGTTGTTGGCAAAAACGTCCCTAAATTCGCAAAGGGTCTTTTTGTTATATTTGGTTCCGTAAAGATCTTAGCTGTACTCGCTGGTCTTGCTAAAACCTTATCTACAATTGTATCTCCTTTTACGGCTCTTACGAACCTGATGAATAACATGGCGCTTGCTCAAAAGCAAATGGCTAGAACTCTGAAAGCCGCCATGTGGGTCGAATATGCTATAGCTATTTCGTTATTCGCAGACGCTGTTGTTAAACTCGGTAAACTTAAGCTGGAAGAAGCAGCGATTGGCGTAGGATCAATTGTCGCATTACTCATAGCTTTTACTGCCATGAGCGTCGTCTTAAATAGATTGGATGATAAAAAGCTGGCAGCAAAATTAATCGCGTTATCTTCTGTAGTTGCGGCTCTTGGTTGGTTTCTTGTAAAAGCTGCTGGCGCATTTTACATTCTTGGAAAAATGGATGATAAGGCGCTTAGCAACGCTGCTTCCATGATCGTTTATTTAACGATGTGGATGGGAGCCATGTTTTTAATGGCTAAATATCTAGTAGGTAATGACAAAAAAGATCTTATAAAAGCACAGGCAATAGGTCTTTTACTTACGGCTTATTCTCAGTCATTACTTATACTGGCCGACGCCATTAGACGACTTGGCAAGATAGACCCAACTATGATTTCTCAGGCGCAGTTCGTAATTCGAGAATTCTCTGCTATAATTGCCATACTTCTGTTTATTGGTGGAATCGGCGGAGGTAATAAAGGTTTTGCGGTAGCTGCGTGTATAGTAAGTTATACGTTCGCTTTATTAATGCTGGCAAAAGCTATACCGTTGTTGGGGGCTTTAAAAGAGAAAGATGTAACTCGTGCTTATTATATCATTGTTCAGTTTGGAACCATCCTTGCTATTTTGTCGGCATTCGCCACGAAATTCGGAGGAGGAGCCGCTGCGACAGGTTTTGTTATTTTAGCTTTTGCTGGTTCTATGATAATCCTGGCAGAAGGAATCAAACGTCTTGCCGGTGTTAAGGACGCTGAAGTAAATCACGCTTTGAACATTATAGTCGTGTTTGGCGAGATAATGTCTCTGCTTCTGTTCTTTAGCATATTCACAAAGCACGCGTTTGGCGTTGGGTTTATGCTTCTTTCATTCGCCGGATCGATGGTCATACTAGCAAAAGCCATAAAAGATCTTTCGGCGATCGATAAAGACGCCGTTAAGCGTGCTTTATTTGTTGTAGAGCAGTTCTCTATTATTTGTGCAGCCTTTGTATTGATATCTACTTTGGCTGGAAAAGGTGCATTGTACGCTTCTACGATTGTTTTATCTATGGCTGCTGCCATGGTCGTTCTTGCAGCTGCTTGCGCATTGATGTCGTTCATAGATCCTAAAGATCTTACGCGTGCAGCGTTTGTAATAGAAGGCGTTTTATTGAGTATTGCTCTCGTTGTGCTTGCCGCAAACGGGTTAGATAAAAACGCGTTTAAATCATTGATAGTCATAGCAGTAATGATGGGTGAAATGATGGCGTCACTTATCATATTGACTAGAATGGATTTCAAGCAAGTTATAACTGCCGCATCTGCCATGGTTGCTGTGGTCTTATCCGTTGGAGCTGTTATATATGCATTGTCCAACATGGAGGATAAAGACTTCAAGAAGGCGCAGAAGAGCGTTCTCTTAATAATAGAGTTGATTGCCGCCATGGCTGGAGCAGTAATAGCCCTGTGCCAGTTCCCTTCAAAAGCAGTCATAGCTGCCGGCGCGGTAATGGCAGGAGCAATGCTTGCGTTTGCCGCCTCGCTTTATATTATAAGTAAGGCTATGGATGTGGCAGCAACAGCAGCGATAAAAATAGCAGCTGCGTTTGCTATAATAATGGCCGTTGTAGTCCTGGCAATGCTCGCGATAGACAAATTAGATATCGAACCGTCTAAAGAGGCAATCAATAATGTAATAAAATTATTGCTGACGTTCTCTGCCATGATGCTTGTGTTGACGGCTGTTGGTTTAGTGGCTCCTGCCGCTGTTGCCGGATCCCAGGCGATGATAATAGTAATAGGATCTCTTATGGGGTTCTTGTTTGGTGTTGGGTTGTTATTTGACAAGGTTAAGTTCCTTGAGAAATTTGTTGGCAAAGGCATTAGCGTTCTTAAAGGGATTGCGTTTGGTCTTGGGGAAGTTATTGGCTCTCTTGTTGCTGGAGCTTTGGCCGCAGCGTCCTCGAGCTTACCATATTTCGGCAAGCAGCTTTCGGAATTCATGGATTACATAGTTCCGTTCTTCGATTCCGTAACTAAGATCGACAAGGATTCTGTCAAATCTCTTAAAGACATGGCTGATGCCATTAAAACATTCCTTAATATCAGCCAAACTATAGGCGCAGACCAGGAAGCTTCTGGCGAGAAATTCCAGGATCTTTCGATAATGATGACAGCCGTTGCCGAGGGTCTTGTTGGATTTGGTAACAAATTGTCTGGATTAGACGAGTCGTTCTTGAAAAAGGTAAAATTAGCTTCACAGGCAGCCAAAGCTCTTGCCGAAATGGCTAATGCTATACCTAACACTGGCGGATTAGCTGGAACTTTCAAGGGCGAAAACGATCTTGCTTTATTTGGTGCTGAATTGCCTGGATTTGCAGAGAACCTTGTTAACTTTGCTAACGCGGTAGAGCCAATAAAGCCGAAAGTCGCTGAAAGAATACGAAATGCTGCTGATGCCGCTAAGGCGTTAGCCGAATTCGCAGACGCAATACCTAATCAGGGCGGATGGATAGCGAAATTCTCCGGCGAAAACAATATAGGAACGTTTGGCAAACAACTTCCTAATTTCGGAACCGCTCTTAAGGGATTCAGCGATAACGTTGAAGGCGTAAATCCTGAAAACGTTAAAGCTGCGGCTAAATCAGCAAAATATGTTGTAGGAGCACTTAACGAGATAGAATGGAAGGGCACTAAAGTTAGTGATATTTCAACTTCTGTATCGGATCTCGGAACCGGGGTCAGCGGTTTCTACACTAACATAAGTGGGGTCGACGTTGCAAAACTGGCAGCGTTCGACGTAGAACTTAAAGCCCTTGTTGGGATACTTGGCTCAATGGCCAACACTAATTTCGAGGGAGCCGGGTCATTCAAGAAGGCTCTTTCAGATATAGCTGGTTCAGGTCTTGATAGGGCTATGGCGACGATAAGTGGCTACAAGGATAAATTCTCTAAAGCTATTGGCGAATTGTTCAGCTCGATATCGTCGACTGCTAAAAACAGCGGAAAGGGCGTAAACTTTGGAAGTTCATTTAAAACGGCTTTGAAGTCAGCTTTAAAGACTATCAATGGTTTCAAGGATAGCTTCTCGAAAGCCGGATCAAACGTTGCCAAAGCGTTCTCCAAGGGCTTCAACAATTCCAAGGTCAGCATTGGTTCTGGAATAAGGACTTCTCTTAAGAACTGTGTCTCGACCATAAACGGCTATAAAGATAACTTCGCTAAAGCTGGAGCTGGTGTTTCATCGGCATTCTCTAAAGGCTTCAACAACAAGAAATCAAGCATTGGATCAAGCATAAAGACGGCTCTTAAGAATTGTAAGAGCATGATCGATGGATACAAGGATAACTTCTCATCCGCTGGAGCAAACCTTGCTAAAGGATTTGCTAATGGTATAGAGAATAATTCGTGGCGAGCTACAAATGCCGGCAGATCCATAGCCAAGGCAGCTTATAAGGCGGCAAAGGCAGAATTGGACGAACATTCACCTTCTAAGGTTATGATGGAAGTTGGTAAATTCTTTACAGAGGGTTTTGCTAATGGTATTGCTAATTCATCTGGCGAAGCTATAGATTCTGCTAAGGGCGTTGCTAAATCCACCATGTCATACGTTCTTCAAGCTGTTGGTGAGATCAACAGTATGATGGACGAAAACCTTAACTACCAGCCAGTCATTGCTCCAGTTGTAGATACTTCAGCTTTATCTTCTGATCTGAGCAATATAGATTCCTCGTTGAACTCATCTTATGCGTTCGGCCTTGGGGCGACCATAAACGTTCGCAATAAATCTATGGAAGACATGGCTAGCACGATAGTTAATGGTGTAAAGAACGCTGTAGGCGATCTTATAGACAATGCACCTACACCAGTATACACGTTCGAGTCTCCGTTATACATTGATGGACGTGAAGTCGCGAGATCGACAGCTGCTTATACTCAGGAAGAACTTGATAAGATCCAGGCGAGAAACAACCGCCAGATGGGAATACTTTAAGGAGGGAAAAATTCAAAATGATGACTAAAAAATCTATGGCTATCGATGGCACTTATATCGAGTCGATCATCGACGGCTATACCACGATCTCTGTCACAGGAAGAGAATCCCTCAAATCAAAGATAGACACCGTGTCGGTTAATAATCGGCACGGTTCTATTTATAAAGGGAAGACGTATGAGCCTAGGACCCTAAGCATATCGTTTGTTATAGAGGGTGTTGACTCTGATGATCTTCTTGAGAAGCTTGAGACTCTTAATGAGATCCTAGATGACGAAAGTGTTACGGTTTCGTTTGTTGATGAAAGCAATAGGTTTTACTATGTGGACGCATTCACTAATCCTGAAGCGTCTATAACGGTTGGCGTCTCTTCAAATAATGCGGTGGCCACTGGCTCATTTGACGCTTACTGTTCCAACCCGTTTAAGTATTCGACAGAGGAAATCGTTGTTGATCCAGAAGAGGATGAAGATGGATATCCGTTGTTTCTTGTCGACTACGACGGAACTTATAAGTCGTACCCAACTTTTGAGGTCGATTTCTATAGTAAGTCTAAAGAAGATTTTAACGACGAGTTATCGACTAAAGAAGATGACGAAGATGACGCTAAAACCCTTGCTTACGACGGTGTCATATTAGATAGCGAGGATGTTTTCAACGAAGATACGTATTGGATCGTCGAGGAATCATTAGCCAAGTCATATATTCCTGGCGAACTATATTTCACAAAAACAGCTATTTACGACTCTGACGATTCTGCTACTGAAGAGGCCGAAGAAGGCGACGATTCAGACGCCGATACAATAAGATATATTCTTGAAAGCGGGATTGACGAAACGTATTTTGAGCCTGATGAAGATGGCGATATCCCAGAATATTATACGATATCTTTAACTCCGGCTCTATCTTATAAAGCTGGTGTTAGATATTTTTGGGAGAATTCTGAAGCCATAAGCGAAGAAGACATCAATGACCTTTCAACGGATAATGAACCAGAAGAAGACGAATTCGACGGTTTGGAAAACGAAGATGTTGAAGAGCTTGGGGTAGACGGAACCTGTGGATATGTGGCGTTTGTCGATGACAACGCTAATATACTTCAATTCGGAAACCCTGGAATTGATGACGCTATCGCTGATGGAAGAACAGATCAGAAGCTTATTACGTCAGAGTTCACAAAGTCGTCGTCCTTTGGTTCGAGCATGCAGGCTAAATGGCTTTATGGAGGCGCACCATCAACCGTGTATTGGAGAGTCACTGTAAAAGATAAAAAGACGTTTAATAAAGGTACTTATTATACCGCCTCACAAGACTCGAATGGGTTTTACACGTATACAAAAGCTACGACTTTCAGTTCAGGCACTCAGTATTATATAAAACAGACCAGGACGATCAATGGAACATATTCGGAGAAGCTGGCAGTCAATAGAACTTATGCTTCTTTGAAAAATGATCAGGTCTTATTGCCTACAACTAAAACGGTTGATGGTATAAGATACAAAGTTGTTTTGGATTCTGTAACTGGGCGTACCGGGACATCGGCAAAGCTCAATTTCAAGATAACTGCCACGTTAAGAGGCGCCACCATTTGGAAAAAAGGGAAGAAGTATAAAGTTAAGAAGAAGTATAAAAAGAACGGCAAGACCAAGACGAAAGATGTTGAAAAGAAACATGGCGGAACACTAATCACAGCCCACATTATAGTAGGTGGTAATGATTATCCGGTCGTTTTAAACAAACAGGGTGAAACTTGGAAAAAAGGACATACCAAAACAAAGAAAAAGACTATAACTCTGTCCGGTCTTTCAAGCACAACACAGTCCTATAGCGGTATGAAGTTCCAGGTCAATTCTTCAGGAGAAAGAAACATACAACTCAAAAGAAGATCCATGAGAGCCGCCAGTCTTCCAGCTTACATTCCTATGGCTGCTACTAAATACTACCTTTCCCCGAACTTTGTCGCAGCTAATGGTTGGCATGGACCTGCTATATACAGAACTATACCTGCTGA